AAATAGAAACACTACCAGACATAGACGCTATTGTAATAGATAGAGATCAAGATATACATGTGTCTAAATTGCTGTCTTTACTGAACAAGTATCAATCAGTCATATTGGTTCAAGGTGTTGAATTATTTGCCAAACCCGAATACAAGTTTTTAAAAACTCACGGATACGCTGTTACAGAAATGTTCGGCGATTGTCACTTATGGAAAAAAATAAATTGAAAATTGCCGTCGTAACTACCTTTCACGAGGAAGGCCTAAAAACATACGCACAGCGTATGATAGATACTTTTTGCGAAAATTGGCCAGCAGAAGTAACGCTACACATATATCCGGAAAAATGTAATCCGGCAATCAAAAATCATAACCACGTCACCTTAACTGACCTAGACAGTGTTACAGATTTAACTAATTTTAAAAATCGATGGAAAAACGTACCCAAAGCCAACGGAGATGTTAGTGGAGATCCCATAAGGGGTGGACGGAAAGATGCCAAGAAAGATTTTAAATGGAACGCTGTTAGATTTGCTCACAAAGTTTATGCAATCTTTCACTGTGTAAATCATATTGACGCAGATATATTACTGTGGATGGATGCTGATATTGTATGTCATAGTCCTATCACCTATGAGAGACTATTAGAGTTGTGTCCGGCAGAAAAAGATCTATGTTACCTTGGCAGGAAAGGAAAATATAGCGAATGCGGGCTATATGCATTGAATCTTCGGAGCCATAAGACGCAGTTGTTTCTTAAAAAGTTCCAAGAATTTTATGATGATGCTGAAAACGGTATCTTTACCTTAGGTGAATGGCACGATAGTTTTGTTTTTGATGCTGTGAGGAATCAATGTAATCTCAACGAATTAAATTGGAGCGAATCTCTTGCAGACCTAAGACCTTTCAAAGGAAGTTCAGTGGGAGAAGGTCATCCGTTGATCAATTGTGAGTGGGGTGCATACCTTGATCACCTCAAAGGTGACCGTAAAGACCACGGGCATAGTCTACGTACTGATTTAAAAGTAATAAGATACGAAAAATACTGGAGCACCTTTAAATGATAGAAAGCCATGGATTTTGGTTTCCGGATTATGATGATCATTTTCCTAGAATGCTTGCAAAAAGTCTTAAGAATGACGGAGTAATTCGATATCAATGGCGAGCTAGAGATTCTGCAATTGCATCCTGTGATAACAAAAGAATTTGCATTGACATTGGTGCAAATGTAGGATTGTGGTCTTGCGATCTTGTAAAACAATTTGAAAAAGTTATTGCTTTTGAACCAGTTGCTGAATTTAGAGAATGTTTTAAGAAAAACGTAACAGGCAGTAACTATGTAATTGAACCAGTAGCACTTGGGCGCACTGAATCACTGATAGAAATGAATATTGTTCAGGGAAATACTGGACATAGTCATATTGATCCTACATCAGTAGGCAAGGGTTCTATTCCTTTAAGGACTCTAGATAGTTACAACTACGAAAACATCGATTTGATAAAAATTGACGTAGAAGGATTTGAAGAAGAGATCCTTGCAGGCGCAATGCAGACTATTCTTAAAAATAAACCAGTAATTGTTGTCGAACAACAGAAGCACGAATACAAAGACGCAATGACCGACAAGCCATCTATTAAAATTTTAGAGTCTTGGGGGTATCGAGTAGTAGATCAACATAAAAAAGACTGGATAATGAAGTGGACCAAATAAACAAAAATAACTATTCTATTGATTGTTTTCACAACAGTAGAATAATTGGAGAAATGCCACCGTTACCAATACCGGGTAGCTGGCAGAAATATCACAGAGCAAATCTAATCAAACACTCTCTTGAGCAAACTATAGGAAATGGCTACATCTGTGAATTTGGGGTGCTTAACGGCCGCACGTTAACTCAAATAGCAGATTTTTTTAAAAATGAAACTGTATATGGATTTGATAGCTTTGAAGGATTGCCGGAAGCCTGGTATATGACTGATGATCGAGTGTTCCCAAAAGGACAGATGAGTCTTGGCGGGAATCTTCCTAATGTGCCACCTAACGTAAAATTAGTAGTAGGGTGGTATGACCAAACTCTTCCCAGTTGGATTAATGCAAATTCTAGTGAGGTAAAGTTTATTCATATAGATTGTGATTTATGTTCTAGCACTGAAACAGTTTTAGACTTACTTAACAATCAAATAGTTTCCGGAACAATTATTCATTTTGATGATTTTTATTGTTGGGGGAATCCGGAAGAATTTACCAAATGGCAAGATGGGGAATATCTTGCGTTACAACACTGGATTGAAAAATTCGATAGGACCTTTGAAATTCTTCATAGGAACAACTACTTCCAGTGTGCAATTAGGATAATAAAATGAAAATTAGATTTTTTAGCGATGCTTATAAAAGTAAAAGAGCCAGTCATAGGCTTCGAGGCGATGTGACCTGCCAGGCATTGGCCGATCAAGGTTATGATGCAAAAGTCCTAACAGACTGGAGTGAGGTTGACGCAAATACCATTGTTGTATTTTTAAAACGTAGTCAACCTCACAGTATTCAACGTGCCAAAGACTTAGGTGCTAAAACTATCTATGATCTATGTGATAATAAATTTGAAGAAAAAGAAGAATACGAACCTTGTTGTCAGCTGGCAGATTTAATTTCAGTTAACAGCGTCAATATGGGAATTAGTACCAAGCACCATACCGGAAAAGACAGCATAGTAATGCCTGATCCCTACGAACGGCCAAAATTAACACCTAAATTTGATCCTAGTAAAGAATTAAAATTGCTATGGTTTGGAAGTCAAAGTAGTTTTAAATTTTTTCCCATAGTTGAATGTTGGCAGAGATTAGAAAAAGAAATTGTGGATTATAAGTTCACTATGGTCAGTGCAAAAACTGATAGAGTGCTTAGTAAAATGACTCAACGACAAAACAAAGGTCAAATATCTGGAATTAATTTTAGTAAATTGGATATGCAAGAATGGACCTGGGAACATCAGGGAAAATTGTTAACAGAATGTGATATTGTGTTAATGCCTGTAATGACCGATAATCCTAGAACTGATACCAAAAGCGCAAATAGATTAATTGACAGCCTAATCTCTGGAAAATTTGTAATTACCACAGCATTGGCCAGCTATGAAGAATTTGCACCTTACACTTGGCAAGATGATTATATTGAAGGTATAAAATGGGCTTTGAAAAATCCAGCAGAAGTAAAAGAACGTATTCGTCTAGGACAAGAGTATACAGAACAAAACTATTCTGCTCGTGTGCTATCAAAGAAATTTATAGATGAAGTCAAACGTCAATTAGGTATGTAATATGGGAAGCCCAAATGATTTAATATATATTCAAACAACGTATCCAACAGCAAATGGACCAGTATTAGAAGTAGGTTGTAAATATAACAGTACTGAATTTAGAAAGTTTTTTGAAAACCAAAAAGTTGAGTTTGTTGGAACTGACATTGAAGAATCCGAACTGATCAATCCGGATAAACCGTGGGAAGGACGAGTAGACGTTGTATGTGATCTTACTGCACCTAAAAATCCGTTACCTAAAAATTATTTCGATCTTGTGATCTGTTGCAGTGTAATGGAGCACGTGCCAAATCCATGGGTTATGGCAGAAAAAATATCAGAGTTGGTAAGGCCCGGTGGAAAATTATATATTGCAGTTCCTTGGGTTTGGAAATATCACGGATATCCCAAAGACTATTATAGATTTACGCATACTGCTATAGAATACCTATATCCAAATTTTACATGGGATAAATTTGCCTGGTCCAGCACCTCCGAAGGTGATATTCAATGGCAAGAGATGAATCAAATTACCGAACGCAAAATGATAATTGCTGATCATTCTCCTAATGGAACAAAAACTAACAAATATATTAAATATTTGTCTATTAACATGCTTGGAACAAAAAATGCTTAATGAAAAAATACAAGAAAAAATCAAAAATAATTTGCCAGTCAAATTGCATCTTGGCTGCGGGCCAGTTATGCTCGACGGTTACATTAATGTCGACGGAAGTCAGGCAACTCCGGAAGTGTGTGTTCAAGATATCACCGGAACATTCCCAATCCCAGATAATACAGTTGATGAAATAATATCTATCCATGTGATTGAACACATTTCAAGAAAAGATATCCCAAAGATGTTTAAAGAATGGTTGCGTATCCTTAAACCAGGAGGACGAGTGGTAACCGAATGGCCAGACACGCTAAAGGCATGCA